AGTCCGGCATCTTCGCCGTTCCGTTCTGGGGCGCCGGCATGGTAGAGAGCGCTTCGGCGGCCGCCGGTCAGGGCAGGTTCAATCCAATCAAAAATCCGTTGATGCACCTCGGCGGGGAACTGCCTCGTGACTTGCAGTCAACGGCGGCCGGACGTGATATCGTAACTGCGTTGGGTGGTCCGACGCTCGGTGCTATATCTAACATTCCAAAAGCCGCCGGTGCCGCGATCACTTTGGGACAGGGCGACTCGCTTAAGAGGCAGCAAGCGCAGGCAGTGCAGCAGCTGGTCCCCGGTGGAACTTACATTGGGTTCCGGCAACTTCTTCAGGCCGCATTTGGCGATTTGCCAGGAAGGTAAGGCTATGGTTATCAATACAGCTTCGGAAAAGAAACTCATCGGCGTGCACCCTGACTTGGTTAATGTAGTCAGGCGCACGGCGGCGATCATCAACGAGCCTGGGTTTGGCTTCGTCATCACCTGCGGACCCAGGACGCTCGCGGAACAGAAGCGTCTGGTTGCGATCGGGGCGTCTAAGACCCTGCGCTCGCGACACATTCCAGGGAAGAACGGACTGGCCCACGCCGTTGATTTCGCAGTGACGGTGAACGGTAAGGTCCGGTGGGACTGGCCGTTGTATGCAAAGCTTGCAGTGCTTGTCAAGCAGGCGGCACGTGAGGTCGGCGTGCCGATTGAGTGGGGTGGGGACTGGAAAAGCTTCCGCGACGGTCCGCACTACCAGTTACCTTGGGCAAAATATCCTGCTTGACTTTTGCCCAAATATGTGTATCATACGTTGTGTTTTGGAATAATGCAGCGCATGGTAATGATCTGGTCTTTAAGACCACAACCATACCGGAGACTCCAATGCTTACTGGTTATCGTACCTATATCGCCGCCGGCCTTGTAGCCCTCGGCGGGATCATCGCGCAGACGGATTGGGTTTCGTTCATGGCCAATCCGAAGGCTGGACTTGTGGCGCTTGGTTCGGCGGTGCTGTTCGCCTTCATGCGGTCCATCACCACGACGCCGCCCGCTTCCAAATGAGCTGGCTCTACGCCTTCATCGCGCAAGTGCTCGCCAAGTTCTTCGTAGCTTGGCGAGCAGAAAAACTCGCGGAGGGAAAAGGTGCGGCAGAAGCTGAAGTTGAGGGGCTCCGACGCGCAGAGGCACAGGAGCAGGAAGCCAAAAAGATTGATTCGGCGCCTCCGCCGAAAGATCAAAGCGATGATGCTTTCCTTACGAAATACCGGAGGGACTGATGACTTGTTGGGGCTTCCTAATCATATTCCAGTGCACACAGCCAGCGGCTGTACCCCCGGCCGCGCGGTTCTGTCAGACGTACACGCCGGTTTACTGGTCGCGGAACGATACCCGCCTGACCAAAGAGGCAGTTGATCGCAACAACCGAAAGTTCGAGGTGCTCTGCAATGTCCGTTGAGGTTCAACTGGCCAGTCTTGGCGAGCGCATGATGCGCATGGAAACGCTGCAGGCAGCATCGGAAACTCAAACGAAAATGTATCGTGTTGAGGTCAAAGACGAAATCAAGCAACTTAACACTAAGATTGACAGTATCGATGATTCACTGAAAAACATTTCATCGCAATTCCAGGGCGGTAAGAAGGTTGTCCGGTCGCTCTGGTGGCTCGGTGGCGTTCTGATTGCCGGAGGAGCTTTTATCTCCGGCAAAGCCCATTCGATTGCTAGTTTCTTTTCCTCAGTACGCTGACTTAGGTGCCGGGGTGTAAGACTTCATCCCGGTCCGCTGGTCAAGTGTGCCGACCAACATTCCAGAGCGTTCTGCGATTTCAAGAACCTTCAAGACGTTGTGAGACGGAATACGCTCGCGCAAGAAGGTGACAAGCCGGTGCTCCATGACCGGCTTCTTCTCTTTCGCGTAGACAGTGTAGGCGAAATGCCACATTTCATCCTGGACATTGCTATCGCCGCCGGAGCGCATGGACGTGAAGATGTCCTGCATTTGGGCCTCGACTTCGACAAGCCAGTCTAATGCGGTGGAATAATCCGCGAGTGTAATGGCGGTCGGCGGCCCGTAATTCCTCGAGACGCAAGCGACGATGCAAAGCTTGAGTAGGTGGGCGGTGCGTCGTGTGAGGTAGTGAACCAGCTTTGGGTGCTCAGGCGTCGGCGGGCCACCAGACATATGCCAGCGTGTGATTGCTGCGGCGGCGTCTTCTTCGAAGGACAGACGGCCGACAAGTTCGCTGATGATCTTGAAATCGTGGGCCAGATCGTTCTTGAGCTTCGGGCTTGACTCAACGGCGTTCAACGGGTTCTGGAGTGTGACTTGGCCGCAATAGACCAAGATGGTTCTGGAAATGAAGCCTTGATCCCAAGCGCCCTCAGGAAGAAGGGCGGAGAGGTACGAGGGTGTGGTGGCCGCGAGAATGTTAAGCTGCGGGCTGTTGATCGTCATCTTCTTGTCGCCGGTACGCCGGCGCTCGGAGTACGAATAGCCGTCATAGATCGCGGTGAGCGCGTTCATGAAGTCATTCTCGTAGCTCGGAAGGAAGACGCCAAGTTCGCCGACGAGGGCCAGAAGGGAATTGAACTCCATGTACGGCTGACCGGGCGTAACCACTCGGCGGGCTGCATCGTTAAGCGCGTCCATCATAGAGGCTTTAGTCAGCGACGTAGGGGCGACGTGGTGGTCGCGCAACTCACGCCAGAACATTTCGGTGTGGGACAGTGCGAGGGTCTTGCCTACGCCGGGCGGCGCTACGAGGATCGTATACATATTTGGGTACAGAACACCGCGCGCAGTCTTGATAAAGACTTTGCGTTCAAGCGCGCCGGCAATGGCTGCGATCGCGGACCACTTACGGAAAATCCGCGGTACGCCTATTTCTTCAGTGTATTCAATAAAGGATTCGATCCAGGAGGGAAGCCGACGTCCTGCGGGGCCGACTGCGGGCATCGACGCCTTTCCACTTGATGAGTCCGTATTCATTCCCAACCGTCCCATCTTTCTTGTATTCCACGTCAGCCCAATTCCAACCGATCTTAGCCTCGGCTGGGACTACAAATTCACGCCCGTTTTTCAGACGAATAGGAACGCGCATCGCTTCGAGTATTTTGGGGATGACGGTGGCTTCATCACGCTCGGGGTATTGCAGGAGTATTGAATCGTGAACTTGAAGGAGGGGCTGGGCAAGGTTCGCACGCCAGATATTGAGGAGGGCATAGTCAATTTGATCGGCGGTCATGCTTTGCGGCGTGTACGCGATCGCTTCCCGGATAACAGTGGCATCATCGCGGCGACCAAAAAAGTGCCGCTTACGGCCAAATAGCGTGGTGATGGAGCCAGTACTGAGAAGCTGTTGCCGGACCCACTGGTGATAGAGGCGATGAGCCGGAAATGCGCCAAAGTACTTAGCCTGGAATAGGGCGATGGCTTCGGTCGGGACTTTGGTGTGCTTGGACATTGTGGGTGGCTGGCCTTCGTAGTTTGTCCCATGGCCTAGCCTCTTTGCGAGGTCGCGATAAGACATATCGCGGTAAGCCACGCCGTCAGCCACAGTCCGATTGCGACGTGCATCGTCAGTCCATTCAAGTTCAGTCCAGGCCATACGACAGACAGTGGTATGAAGGTCACCAGACTCACAAGCATCAAGATAACGAGCATCATCGAAGAGTTCCACTTCCATGGCACCAAGGTTACGGGAGTCGGCCTGCTCGAGGTCGACGTTGCAGAATTTCATTCCGGGGTCGGGAATGAAAACACGACGGAGGCGGCGGTCAATGTTTTGGAGATTTGTTCCGGTTCCGAAATCAGACATACTAGAAGCGAGTCGTCCGGTGGTAGTTCCTGCAATGTTGAAGGAGGTTCTAATACGGCCGTCGCGATCAAGGTCAGTACGTAGGAAGGAGGCTTTCTTCCCAAGGTCTCGGATCGCAAGGATATGGTTGATGATAGGCTGTGCATGGAAGTATGCTTTGAGTTTCTCAAGAGCACCGCGATCAGTTGTTCTGCCGTAAGTACCATCGGGCTTCCTCTTCTTCACTGGCGGAAGTTTCATCACCTCGTAGAAAAGCGTATCGAGCTGTTTTGGGGAGGTAGGCGAGATGTCGATGCCGATACCCTCGCTAATGATCCGCTTAAGTTGCGCGGTCAGCTGCTTAATGTCGGCCTCGAAGGAGGCGAGACTGTTCTGCAACTCGACTTGATCGATCAGCACGCCCCGCATGTTCATCTCCAAGATCGGACCTTGGAGGGCCTTGGAGAACTCATACGTGCCGCGGGTCTCGTTGTCAAGTTGATTGACGATGGTCTCGAACACTTCGAGAGTGACACAGCAGTCAAGGCCGTTGTAGACGTGGAGCTGTTCCGTCTGGGTGCGGAGGCTGTGCTCGGTTAGTTCGTGGGTCTTGACGATGCGCATTAGAACCTCGAAAGATAGATGCGGCCGTGTTCGGTAGTGGCTTTGTAGAGCGGCATCACATATTTCTGCGCGTACTCAATTTCCCAAGCTACACCTTTACTTTTGTCCCAACCTGGAATGCAGGCCACGATGACGCCGCTTGACTGACGCAGGTAAACTTTGTTGCGGCGCTGCCAAGAGGCCGCGTCACCCGGAAGACCGTAGATGCGGCTCATTGGGTGGTAGTGAACAATCGGAGAAAAGACCAGAATGTCCTGACGAAGAAGGCCCTCGGCGTAGCGCATGGCTTCACCGTAACGAACTGTCTCTTGCGCTTTAGTGTCGGAGCTGTACGGCGAAGCGAGATAGTAGTAACCGCCGGGCATGAGGTCGAGCATGTTAGGAGTCCTTCTTGATCGTTTTGGTCCGCATCAGCTTCCACGAAGCTTCGTTGGTGTAGACTGATCCGAGGTAGGCAAGGCCCTTCGGTGACTCGGGCTGAAGGGCATGGTGCAGGAGCATGGTGTCTTCGGTACAGTTGGCGACCGCGATCCCGTACTGCTGCCAGAGGAAGCGGAGGTCGTAGAGGCCGTTCTGGAAAACTTTACGCGCCGGGGACTGACAGTACTGCTTGACCATGACCCAGGCCATACGCTCTTCACGCGGCGTTGCCCAGTAGGAGTTGTTCGGCTTCCGCATGTCCTCGAACGGGATGACGAAAGCCTCGGAGGTCGAGGTGGCGAAGCCGATGCAGGTGATGGCGTCGCCTTTGGTCTCGATGTCTATGGCGCAATACTTGGCTGACAGCATCCGGTGCTGGTAGAACCAAACGATGTCCTCGAACGTCGGGTCTACGTAGACGACCCGCTCGGGTCGACGGACTTCGGGAAACGCGGACTCACGGGCCGCTTTGAGGAAGTCGGCGGAAGTAACGGCGCGGAGACTGTAATCCCGAAGAATGGCTGCAGGATGGTAAGAGGCAAGGAACTTGTGTCTGGCCAGTCCTGGGAGGACGGTGGTGCTTGTGTAACCGATTGCTCCTCGATTTTTACTGATAGCACTTGTACCAGCAACAGCCCACAACGCTGTGCCGCCCAAGGCAAACACAAGATTGGGCTTGACCTCATTGAGTTCAGCTTC